ATTCGCGACTCGTTTAGAAAGGTAAACGACAACTTCCGTGAGCTATACAGCTCGTTAGGCTTAGGCGAAAGACTGACATTTATCGGATTAGATGACACTCCAGATGCATATGCAGGATACGAAAATGCTATCCTTGCGGTAAATCCCACAACTGACGGTCTTGCTTTTAAACAAATCGTTGGCGGTCAGGGAGTTAGTGTTGATAATCGAGCTACTGAAGTACGTATTTCATCCTTGTTCTCACAGTTAGTTGGAGACCCTAGTCCTGCACTAGGCGGTGATTTGAGTGCTTACTCCGGTGGTGATTATCATAAGATCATCAACGTCCAAGATCCTCAACTCAATGCTAGACCCGACGAAGTTGTAAACAAAAAATATGTAGATACAAAACTTTCCAGAGCAGGTGTTGATGCCGTAGATCCTGCAACTGGTGCCTCAAACATTGCGTTCGGTCGTATGACAGGTCCGTTGATTCTGTCTCGCAGTCCTGAACCAGATGACGATGCAGTGTATGGCGGTCTTATTGCTGCCACTAAGGCATATGTTGACGGATCTGCTTTCGGTAGTGGCGCAAACCTATATGTTTCAACTACTGGTACAGACCAAAGAACTGGCGTCAGCGATCAACTTCAAGGTCGTGCGTTGGCCTACGCTTATCGTACTATTGAAGCAGCATTGAAACGTGCTGAAGAATTAATGCTCCAATCACGAAATGATATTGGACCTTACAAGAAACTATTAACATATAATAACAGACAGGGATATTGTACACTAGCATCCATCGACACAGCACCAGATTCTGGTAATGGGTTCGTTGGTGTGGTTTATATGAGTGTTGATACTGTAACTGTTAACAGAGTAGGTTCTAACTATAACGTCGGTGACATTATTACATTAGCGACCGGTACAGGAACTCCGGCCAGATTAGAAGTATTATCAACTCTTACATCTCCAGGCGGATTGGTAACATTTAGAGTTATTAGCCAAGGTCTATATACTGTTCTGCCAACTGTAGGCGCTAACGGTGTTACAACAACAACTAACAGCAACATCAGCCATGCAGACCCTGCTACCAATGCCAGTTTCGATATAACCTATAAAGTAAACAAAATAACAATTTCAAACGGTGGCACTGGCTACGGCCTAGTTTCAGTTAGAATCGTCGGTGGCGGTGGCACTGGCGCATTCGGTACCGCTGATATTACCAACAGCGTTATTACCAGTGTTACTGTTACTGATCCAGGATCAGGTTTTACTTCTCTACCTACGGTACAGGTGAATCTTCCAAGATTCTACATTTATACAGCAGGTTATAGAACAGACTATACCGGCGATGTAACCACTGATACCCCAACAGCTTTCCGTGGTCGAGATATCAGAGAAGGTTTATATATCAAGGGCGAAACATCCGGTGCGTTGGCACAGATTTTATCACACGATGGTAGTCTTGACAGTCTTGGAAATGAGATTTTTGACGTTGATGTACAGTACGGCAGTTTTCAAATCGGTGAAGCATTATCATATGGTGATGTAACTAAAATAGATCAGATCACTGTTTTCATTGAAAGTGGTATCTATGAAGAAAACTATCCGTTAAAAGTTCCACAAAACGTTGCTGTTATGGGTGACGAGTTTAGAAGAACAATAGTAAAACCAAAACCAGGAACCAGTGCAAGTCCATGGGCTTTCCAAAAGTTCCGTAGAGATTTAACTATCGGTCAATATGCCAGTGGCACCACCTCAGATGAACTAATAATCGCAGATCGATTATTTGGATATCATTATCTAAGCGATTCTTCAGCACCAGTTTATCCACGAATATCTAACAAGGGATTCTATAATTCAGCAGCGGCTCTTGTGAAATTAAACAAATCATTCTTACAAGAAGAAATCATTGCTTGGATGAATGCACAAATAGAAAATAATATAGCCCCGTTTACTAATAGTTTCAGATACAACCAAATTGCATTTAAACGAGACATTGGCCTGATTATCGATTCGATGATATTTGATTTGAAATACGGTGAATATAATCGAACTATATCAACAGGTTTAAAATATTATCAAACTGCTGAAGGGCAAACAGCCATCACAACTCAGCTGTCTCAAACACTCGCAGCTATTGAACGATTGAACTACTTGTTACAACGAATCGTTCTCAATCAAGATGTTGGAACCGTATACAATGAGATATTCCCACAGATTATCGATCAAGCATTTACTTCAGAAGTTGGTTCGGGAACTGTAGTCGGTCTGTTAATTACCACGCTAAAAGATGTCATCGATGGATCAGGAAGCGTAAACTATCCAAAAGAAAACGACACCCTTGACGTGTTCTTGTGTAACGATGCCACAATGGTTCGTCGAATTACCTGTCAAGGTCACGGCGGATTCATGATGGTACTTGATCCGGCAGGACAAATTCTTGCCAAGTCACCGTACTGTCAAGAATCAGCAAGCTTCTCTAAGAGTACTGGTGTACAGACATTCGCCGGTGGTATGTTTGTCGACGGATTTACTGGTAACTTGCAGTTCCAAGTTATATCAAAGAGTTCTGATATACGTCTTAGCATCGGTGGGTTGGATCGTAGACCAAACTTGCCATGTAGCTTTATTATTTCAGATACTGTATATCGTGTAAACTATGTTAGAGATTATACCTACTCAGCAAGCGGTTCAACTGCTACACTTATTCTAGACGACACTACTCCGTTTACGTTACCTATATTCACATACAATCAATCGATTTGTAATCGTGACGTTGGGCTGGTCGTCGACGGTTTAGGTTATGACATTGTATTCGGTACTAACTATAATGCTCGAAAAGCAGCATTATTGTATCTAGAAGCCAATGCATCTGTGGTATTGAGCACACAAAAACAACTAACTATTGCTGGTTTCAATACTGCTCACGATTTAGCCACAGCGGCTCTTACCAGCAATGCCGTAGTAACCGGCTACGATTATACCGCAGCAAAGGCCACAGTAACAGCTAGCAAGAGCACATTCTCTGCAGTTATCGGTGGTGGAGCATATTACACACCTACATTGGTACTACCAAACCCATCCGGCCTATCAACTAACTTGGCCAGTGCCAAAACACTGTTATTGGCCAATATTGATTTTATCGTTGACGAAGTTAATGCATGGGTGGCTGCACAGGTCAGTGGAAATATATCTCCGTTTACCAGCGCATTTACATATAGTTCAACAGACTTAAAACGAAAGATTCGATATTCAACCGAGGCCCTTGCCTACGATTTAGTCTACGGTGGAAATCAAATGACTCGGGGTATTGGATTAAGTTACTATGACGGCGTTGGTGATGCTATTACTTTACAGATACCTTCTGGATCAGAAACAAAATATTCTGCCGCGGTTGCCTATGCAAAATATCTAGCAAAACAGGTTATACAAAATCTAGCGCCTGCTGCAACATATTCAGCTACTCCTAGAGTCACAGGCACAGCAGCGACAGCAACGGAAGCAGCAACTATTGAAACATTGATGTCTGCGGTTTCAGCGACTATCACTGGCGGTGTAGGTTCTGCTCCATCATTGACACTTCCAAGTCTTACTGCATATTCTTATACCACTGTTCTAAAAGGTGCAAGAACTGCGCTACAGTCAGCTAAGTCCAGCATACAGACAGGGGTGATCAGCTACATCAATACCAATGCTAACTTGTATGAACTGCTGATGCCTGGTAATAGATCTATGTTGTCAAACGACTTTACACAGATCGCTGACATGGGCTACGGTGTTATTGTTACCAACGGCGGCTTAACTGAAGCTGTTTCAATGTTTACCTACTACTGCCATATTTCATACTACTCGTTAAATGGTGGTCAGATTCGTAGTATTGCAGGTTCAAGCGCACACGGAAAGTATGCGTTGGTAGCACAGGGATCAGATCCATTGGAAGTTCCTACTCCTTGTACACTATGGCAGGATCTATCTCAAAGAGTTGACTGTTACTATCCGAGTCCTAGCTATGCGAATACCGCAGGCGGATTATATGTCTATGTAACAAACTACAATACACCACCACTTAACAACTCAGAACTCGAAGTCGATCATGGCAACGGTTTAATATATCGTTATCCTGTTACTTCTGTAACTACCACAGGCTATCCAACTGGCGTGGCCAGATTGAACTTGACCAGCGACACATCTGGTAACTTCGACGGTTTATATGCTGTTATCAGCGATGGCATTAAGATGACTTTGAGATCTAACTCTCAAGTTATTCTAACAGGTGGTCTTGCAGACGTTGCTACTCGTCCATCAACTGGTTTAAGATTAGCAGAATCCAGCGACAACGTTTATCGTATTCTACAGTTCGAAGAATATCAAGATCCAAACGGTCCATGGGAAGTTTCGATTACCACAGGTACTCCTGGTATATTCAAAATACTGATTACAGTTACTACGATTACCAGCACTTCGATCTGTACAACATCGCAGAATCATCAACTGAAAGTTGGCGATAAGTTTATTCCTACCAGCACAGCAAATGGTTTAACTTCTGGCACAACATACTATGTTGTCAGCGTTCCAAACTATAATCAGTTCACACTTGCAACTTCTGCAGGTGGTACAACTATAACCAGTTTGACCAACGGTACTGGGTTGACCATTAAAGGTGTCAAAACACATAAACTACTAGCAGGTTACTACTTCAGCTTCCTAACATCAGGAACATATCCTTCCTTGATTAATGGATCTGGGTTATACTATGTTACTTCTGCTAACTTAACAGCAACAGAGTTTTCATTAAGTGATACAAAACTAGGTGATCCATTAGCTATTGCGTCTGCAGGCACCGGAACTATTAGACTGGTTCCAGAAGGTCTTACAAAGACCACAATGAGAGAGAACTATGACTATGTCAACATCACTCTTTATCAGCCTGGTGAATATGCTAAAAGAACAACTACCATTACCAATACTAGTATTGCCACAGCAACAATGTCTACATCAAGCATTGCTGCCACAACTGGTATATTAACTGTTGGAACAGTATCAGGAACTATCTATGTAGGCATGTTGTTAAGTGGCGGTAGCATTGTTGCTAACTCAACTTGGATTACTGCTAACATCAGCGGTAGTGGCGCAGGATCTACTTGGCAGACCAACACAACTATTGCACAGTCTAGTACTACTATTACAGGTACTGCTAGCCTTGTTACATTAGGAAGTACTACCGGCCTAAATCTAGGTATGCCGATAGTATTCAGCAATCTCACAGGCGGACTTGCCAGCAGCGGAATAACTGCAGGAACTACTTACTATATTAAAGTATTAGATACTGCTGCTAATCGTGTTGCTCTAATGGCCACTGCTGGAGGTAACTTTGTTACACTTTCAACACAGACTGGTACTGGAACTGCGGTTGTAGGTGGTTCAAAGGCTGTAACATTAGTCATCGGCACAGGTACAGTATTCACTGCCAATGCACACGGATTCACAGCAGGTGATGTTATTAGATTCGAAACCACAGGGTCACTACCAACTGGTTTGAGTATCAGCTATCATTATTTTGTTATTGCAACTAACTTAACTACTAATACATTTAGTGTAGCAACTACACCGTCAGGCATAGCTGTTGACACGACTGGCTCACAAAGTGGGACACACACCGTCGGACGAGTAAGCGGTAGAGTCAGCGACTCGACATTTGCTGTTGTTGCCTTAAGCCCAGCTGATACACTTAGAGCTCAAGCAGGCATGAAGTTTGTATTTAAGGGAGAGGAATACACGATTTCGTTATACGAAAACGAATCATTAACTAGTCAACCATACGGTAGAGTCACCCTTGATAAGCCTCTAGTCAATGCTATAAACTACGGCGTGTCATCGTATACTATCGGTGCAGCAGTACCCATAAGAACTTCGAACGCGATTGGATCGTTAACTATTCGTATTTCGTTGACTCGTGTTACTGGTCATGATTTACTTGAGATCGGTACTGGTTCATATGCAGATACAAACTATCCAAACGAAATCTATGGACCACCGGTTAATCCTATTAATCAAGAAACAGAAACCGAAGAAAGAACTGTAGGTCGTGTGTTCTATGTAACCACTGACCAATATGGTAACTTCAGAGTAGGTCCATACTTCAGCGTTGACCAAGGTACTGGTCAAGTTACATTCTCTGCAGCGATTGCGTTGAGTAACTTAGACGGTATTGGTTTTAAACGCGGTGTTCCTATCTCAGAGTTCTCAACTGACAGTGCGTTTTCTGATAATGCCACAGACACTGTACCAACAGAAAACGCTGCTCGTATCTATATTGAAAGACGTCTAGGCATAACGCACGGCGGTGCAGTGGTTCCTGATGATCAGTTATTGCCTCCGGTAATCGGCGGTATGATGGCTTTAAGTGGCGTACAGGCCATGAAGGCCAATATGGACATGGCCAACCATAAGATTCTTAACGTTGCCAATCCAACTGTTGGAACTGATGCTGTAAACTTACAGAGTTTAACATTTACAAACTTACAAGAATTTACAACGACTAACATCCGTGGTGGAGATTTATTAGTATTCACTGGCGTTGCTTCTAATGCTATCAACGCACAGATTGGCGGTGACATTAGTCTTAGCATGGATTCTACTGCCAACTTCCTCGATGCACAGATCAATCCAGGAGTGATCATTAACGCTGACATTAACGCTACAGCAGCTATTGATCAAAGCAAACTAAGCATGTTGGCGGCAACTACTAGAGCCAATGCCACAGGTATTACCCAGGCTAATAGAGGTCTATCAAGTTTTGATGATTCACAGTTTACCGTAACAGGCGGTTGGGTAACTATAAAAGACAACGGTGTTGTCTTAAACAAACTAGAACAGATCACCACTAAGACAGTATTAGGTAATGCTGGATTGGCTAATGCCAACGTTTCTGCTGTGTCGTTTGCAATAGTGGTTAACGATGGCGGTGCTGTTAAGAAATCGCAGTATCAAACTACTGGTTTCCTAAGAAGAACAAATGCATCAAGTAACTCCATTGATACTGATTATTCTGTTGTTGAAGCTTCATCAACATACAGCGGAGCTACTGATAACAGCAAGATTATTACCAGAGACAGCAATGGTGACTTTGGAGCTCGAGAAGGTAGTTTGGCCAAGTTGTTGATTGACGCACAAACGTCCATCGACACATCAACAACTGCATCTGGCGGATATATTCGATATTATGGATATAATACCGCTGGTGGTATTTTGATTCAAGACGGTACTGTTGCTGTTGACAAGAAAACATTATATTGGAATGACACTCATCAGTTTAAAACCCAAAACGGTATTTCAGATGCTCCAATAACATGTAGTGCTATACAGACATTGTCATTGACTACTGGCGGTAATACTACCAACGGTACTATCACTGGACGGTGGACATTAACTGGATCATCACCGAACGAATCAAGACTACAAGCAACTTACTCCGCTGACTTGGCAGAATACTACGAAGGCGACAAAGAGTATGAAGTAGGAACAGTTCTTGTATTCGGCGGAGACAAAGAAGTTACTGTAACAGGCAAACTTGCAGATAACAGAGTTGCAGGTGTTGTTTCAAACACCGCAGCATTTGTGATGTACGATGCTTGTCCGGGACATAAAAACTTGGTAGCTTTACAAGGTCGTGTACCATGTAAGGTCGTTGGAAAAATTAGAAAAGGAGATATGCTAGTGACATCTAAGATCTTTGGTGTTGCTGTTGCTGCAGGAGAAGATGTCAAAGTCGGAACTGTGGTCGGCAAGGCATTGGTAGATTATGATTCAGATCATATCGGAACGATTGAAATAGCAGTAGGGAGAACATAATGCCATTAATCGAAAATATAACTGCTGGAACTTCTCCCTTATTGTGGAGCAATGTAGATCAAGCATTTAATAAAATCAATGCTAACTTCACTGCATTAGCAGCAACAATAGGATCAGGGAATGTTATTGATTTCAGTAATCTTGTTACAGAAGTTAGTCCTAATGCCACAAATCAATATGTTCTAGGAACCAGTTTAAAATCCTGGAGAGCTGTGCATACCAATGAATGGTCTACTGTTCCTGGGTCAGAGTTTAATGGGCTATGGGCTGGAAATGCACACATTAAAGGCATAGGAACACATATAGAGTTGCCCGAAGGCTCCACAGTCAACGGAAACCTAATCATTGATACCGATAAGACATTTTTTAAAGCTGTTCAAATTGACAACGGCAATCGAATAGTTGCCAATGATTTCAGTGACACCATTAATCTGTTATCAGGAACAGCTATAAACCTAGTTACAGATTCTAGTTCAGAAAGTATAACAATCAATAACACAGGTGTTACAAATATTGTCAGTAGTACTGGTATATCTGTAAGTGCAAACACCGGTTCAATAACCATAGGCAATACAGGTGTTACAAGTTTAACAGCCGGTAATCCAGTTACTGGTAGAGTATCTGGTCGAGGTATCAGTGTTTCTAACAGAACTGGTGCAGTTTCTATAACAAACACTGGTGTATTAGAAGTCCAACAGGGATTCGGTATTACTGTTTCAACAGATACAGTTACTGGTATTGTTACTGTATCAAACTCTGCTCCTGCTCAGGTTACATTTAGAACTATTAATATCACAGGTACAACCGGTCAACTAGGTGTTACTGCTGACAGCACTTCAGACATTTTAACATTCAATGCTGGTTATGGCATTATTATAACTACGTCAGAACCTACTGATACTATCACATTTAGTTTAGATAAGAAAATAGATATCAACGGTTCTATTTTTGCTGATGATTCAACAAAAATTGTTGATGCGGTTGAAGGCAAGTTCTACGGAGCATTATTCGGTCCTGTAACAGGTAGCATATCATCAACAAACACCAGTGGTGTTATTCTTAATACCGCAGGTACTGTTGCTACCTATAAAGGCAATGTGTTATCAAATAACACAGGATCTGCTATATTAGACACATCAGCATCAGTTGCAACATTTAAAGGCAATGTGTTATCAAATAACACAGGATCAGTTATCATTAACACATCAGGTGCAACAGCAACCTTTACAGGAACTGCTGATGTAGCAACTACTGTTACATTAGTTGCCACTGACACTACTTCAGCAACACACTATCTAACATTTGTTGATACAGCGACAGGCAATGAAAATGTAAGAACTGACACTAATCTTACATGGAACCCCGGAACTAATACGCTAACAGCCCTTAACATTGTAACCAGTACAATCACCAGTGCAGACTCGAGTGCGATTACATTTGTTGCTCCGGTGGCTTTCAATGCAGACATCACCGCTGAAAACGATTTGATTGTTAGAGCAGATATCAAAGACAGCAATGGTCATTTCATTGTTAACTATCCTGCAACTAATAGATTCTACGTAGATCCTTCTAGGACTGATACATACACTCCAACTGGAAATTTAAACAAACCGTTTAAAACTGTAACAGCGGCTGTGGATTTTGTTAACGGTCAGATCAAGAATGGGTTGTTAACGGTAGGTAGTACTAATCCAGTATTCATTTTATTGAAAGGCAATGTATCTTCTGAGACTGTGACACTAACAACAGGATATGTATATCTAGTAGGCGAGTCAGCAGGGTTTGGTTCACCAGTATACTTCGGTGGAAATATTGTAATACAACCAACTAGCGGAACTATTGATGCTAACCATTTTGGAATAAAAGGCATTCGAGTAGTTTCGCCAAGTGATTCCAAAGCTATTACCTGTTCAGGTACAACACCATGCCGTGTGTATCTACAAGACGTATGGATCTCAGCATCAGGTACACTAGGCGGCGGATACTATCAGTCTAACTCCGGAACTGGCACAACAGTCTACGGTGAAAACATTCGTTTAGCTCACAGCGGCACCGGCGATATCTATTGCGTCGAAATCGTTAATGGTCGCGGGGATTTTAGACACGTTAAAACATTTGGTGGACCGAAACAAGCTGGAGTTGCAAGACAAGGTGCAACATTGGCATTCTATAGTTCACAACTTGAAACTACTGGCGATAACATCGTAGAATCGTATAACTCGGGTATATTGATTTTAGATGGCTGTTACCTAGTAAACTCATTCACTGACGCACATGGTATTAGATTAAACGGTACAGATTCAACTGCGATTGTAACTAACTGTACATTTAATGTTAATGCGGGAACAGGTAAAGCTGTATATAGTGCTGTAACTATCAATAGTCCATATGGACTATTCCAAGGCAGCAATACATTTTATTCAGGCAGTAATACTGCTAAATCGGCTTCTATCACAAAGACTGACTTAGCCACAGCATTTACTTAATTTTGAGCGATAAATATTAAAAAGAGAGCGACATATGCCACTACAAAATATTAATATAGGTAATCAAGTCAACGATGGACTAGGTGATGACCTAAGATCAGCGTTTCAAAAGGTCAATGCTAACTTTACAGCATTAAGTCAAGAAATATTAACTACCGCATCTAACATCGGTACTAGTGGTGTAGGTATCTTCAAAAAGAAAGCAGGTGCTAACCTAGAGTTTAAAAGACTTATTGCAGGTCGAAATATAACACTAGATGATCAAGACACCGCAGTTATCATCGACAACAATGCTCCTTTCTCGTTTACACGCATTGATACAAACTCTGGATCGATTACTGCTAACGAAAGCAACTTCGGTCATATTACATTACAAGGCGGCAGAGATGTTGATGTTACTACTATTGGAACTAGCATAACCGTTAATACCGTTTTACCGGTTACACAAATTTTAACTACTTTCGATTTTGGACCATTAGCTGGTAACTTTCTTAATACTGAACAACTGTCGCTGGCTTTCGCTAATGTGGATTTTGGTACTGTTACTCAACCTTCATATGTGTCCTTAGACTGTGGCCGTATAGTGCCATAAGGGGTTGTATAAATGATAACTTGGATAACACCAGCAGGAAGTCTGGGAATCCTTACAGAAAGAGTACTACAAGACATTGCCTTGTCTGCTACCTCTACCGTAGGCGATATTACTTTTGAAGTAATATCAGGAAGTCTACCACGAGGAATAAGATTGATCAACGGTCATCTTGTTGGTTCTCCTGTTGAAGTTAAAAAATGGACTGTATATCGTTTTGTTATTCGAGCCAATGATGGCATTGATTTAGAAGATCGAACTTTTTCATTATCAATAGACGGCGCAGATATTCCTCAATGGGTAACTAAAGAAGGTTATCTAAATGTTGGATCTGGTGATGCATATTTTGTTTTAGATAATAGCTATGTAAATTTTCAACTGTCAGCCTATGATACAGATTTAACTGCTGGCGATATATTGGAATATTATCTAGTTCCTATGGGAGGAGAACTCCCCCCAGGACTAAGCCTATCATCAACTGGTGTTATTTCAGGATTCACTGATCCGGTATTTGCTGTAGAATATAACGGAAATCCCGATGGATCATATGATACCTCATCATACGACACAATGCCATTAGATGTTGTGCGTACTAACTCCAACGGCTTTGATACATATTTCTATGACAATGTTATCTATGACTATTCCGACAACAGTCGAACACCGAGACGATTAAGTAGATCCTACACATTTGCTGTCGCAGTTACAGATGGTGCTAATACCATTAACAGGATTTTTAAAATCTATGTAGTTACCGAAGAGTTCCTACAAGCTGACAATAACATCCTACAAGTTGATACAAATCTATTCCAAGCAGATGCAAGTAGAGATAGAGTACCTTTGTGGATCACCGAAAGCTATCTTGGAAGATTACGAGCCAACAACTATATTACTTTATTTTTAGATGTGTATGATCCGCCTTCTCTAGAAGGTACTATTACATATTTCTTGCTTAATACCAATCCAGGCAGTTACAAGTTAGCATCCACAGGAGAAGTAATAACCACTGGCAGATACGAAATCAGCGGAAAATTTCCACAGTTTAAATATGTCATAACTGGTACTTGGAGTTCTACGAAAAACTATCTTGTCGGTGACCTAGTTGAATACGCTGACGACTCGGGATTAGCAGTATTTTGGGTGTGTCAAAATCCTCATATTAACCGCAGACCTGGGACTGGAAACTTTTGGAATAGAAAAATATATACCACAACTGGAACGTTTATTCCTGAAAATCCATCATCTTGGCTAGTGGTTTATCCAGAGACAGCAAGTGTTGTTCCTCCAGGTATGGAACTAGATAGTATAACTGGAGAGATTGCCGGACGTGTTCCTTATCAAGCTGCTGTTACTAAAAACTATAAGTTTTCTCTACTAGCTGTAAACTTTCCAAACACTCTTTCAAACCAAGCCTATAACTTAATAGGAGATTGGTCGTCAGTAACTTATTATCATATCTATGATGCTGTAAGATATGATGGATTCATTTATATCTGTATAAAAGCCAATTCTGGACAGGTAGTTTCTAATACTGAATATTGGTTGCTGGGAGTTTCAAGTTCAGAGAAAACATTCTCATTAGATCTCATCGGTGAAATAGAAAGTTCGATAGAGTGGCTAACTGACAGTGACCTTGGATCGATCAAGCCTAATCAGCCTAGTTATATCAGCATAGCTGCCAAGAGTTTGTTATATGGTGGTAGAGTATCTTACGATCTTATCAGCGGTGAACTTCCTCCAGGATTAACTTTCTTGCCAACAGGCGATATTCAAGGAAAAGTCAAACAGTTTGCTGACACAAAAGGATTAGGACTTACTAGATTTTTTGATCATGATTCAAGTACTGTTGATTCTACTGCATCAACATCATTCTCGTTATCATTCGACGGTGCAGAAACGACCTTTGATAAGAAATATTCTTTTACAGTTACAGCTAGAGACAGTGTGAACTTTGCAGAAGTTACCAAGACATTCTATATAAATGTTACAGCAGATAACACTAAAACGTTTGCTAACTTGTATGTCAAGGCATTCCAGCCTAAGACCAAACGATTAACATGGTATGATTTTATCACTGATGCGAATATCTTTAAGCCTAATGAAATGTATCGCTATGGTGATCCTAACTTTGGTATACAAACCGATTTAAAAATGTTGGTATTCGCCGGCATCGAAAGCACTGAGGCTGTAAAATATGTTCAGGCTATGAGTAGAAATCATTATCGAAAAAGATTATTATTTGGAAATGTTCAATATGCCAAAGCCAGAGATCCGGTGACCCAAGAAATTATATACGAAGTAGTATATGTACAACTCATCGATAGTTCTGAGAAAAATGGAGTTAGCATCAGCAACACTATCGAACTACCTGACAACATTAACAGTCCTGTATTAATCAGTTACGATGCTATAAAAATAGACAGCGACATTCCATTAGTCAGCGATAGAGATCATCAGAGAGTATTTCCAAACTCAATAAAAAATATGAGGAAAAGAATACAGGGCGTAGGCGATAGAGATCGAGAATTTTTACCATTATGGATGAGAAGTATTCAAGATCAAGCTGACCGTGAAACTGGATTTGTAAAAGCCTTAACTTTGTGCTATACTAAACCGGGTACATCTGAAGGAATAATAGCTAGAATCAAAGCCAATGGTTTTGATTTTAAAACCATTGATTTTGTAGCAGACCGCTATCTAATTGATATACTAGACGGAGAAATAGAGGATAAATACCTTGCATTCCCGCAACGTGGAGAAAAATTACCGTGAGCAGCAACATAAATTATTTAAGTATTAACGAAAACTTCCCTGTAGCAGGGCAGGACAACGACACGCAGGTGTTCAGAGATAACTTTGACACTATTAAAACCAGCTTCAATGCTGCTAAAACTGAGATTACAGATCTTCAAAATAATACAGCTAAACTAACTGAAGACAACGATTTTGATCTTCATATTATTCAAAATGCTGTTTTACAGTTCACCCGAGATGCAAAGTTTGACGGAGGGGCAGTTACAGCCACTCCAATAACACTAGACTATAAAAATGCTCCATATCAAATCTATCGAGTCGGTGCTTCCTTAAGTTTTGATTTTTTAGATTTCCCAGGAGATCCAATTTTCACTACAGAAACAACTCCGATCGGAATGGGCAAAATGCGTTTAGAGTTATACAGTGATGGCGGAGTCGCAGGATTGACTCCAGGACAGTTTACTGTCGGAGAGTATCATCAAATCACATCTCTTGGCACCGCACCAAGTATAACAACTAATACTCAATGGAATACCATTGCTGGAACTTCCGGTCTTACTTATACTGTTGGCAGCGTTTTCCAAGCTGCTATAACAGGAGTAGGACTAGGTAATGGTGTTGCAAGACAACTAAGAAAAATAACATTTAGCCCTAACGGCTCAACTTCTATTAAGTCGTTGGGGTTTCCCGGCATCCTTGCAGGAGCTTCAGTCCAAACCGGTAATCCTGTTTTGGCACTAGGATCTACAACGTCAACTTCTCCTATTATTATTGATATTTGGAGACACAATCTTAGTACTATATTCATGCATTACGTCGGACAGTTTGTCTAAAAATGGCTATGCATCCATTTAGCGGCAATCTTTCCGAACTGAAAGATAACGAAGTTGAAGAAAAGCTCTATGAGCTTAATCGAAAATACTTTGCTGCCGCTCGTTTAGGTAAACCTGAACTGTTGACACAGCTCGCAACTTTTGTTACAATATATAAAGAGGAGATGTCTCGTAGATATCAACTCAGAAATAATCAACAAACAAATGGCGACTTGGATCAACTGATTAATGTGGACTGAAAATAATACTCAAGAACAACTTATAGAAGGTATATTAAGGCACGGACCTGATATCCTTGAGTATTGCCAAACATCTTCAGATTTAGCACAATATCTAAATCGATTAAACGAAGAACACCTAAACTATCCAACTCCAAAACAATCTATAGATCCTACTAACTGGTTTATACCCTACGAGTATAAAACTATGGATATATTAGATTGGCTGTATCAACGCTGTCCTACTCCAGAGATTAAAGCAAGAGTAGTTGAAGAACTGAGATTATTTGCCAAACATGATATGATTCCCATGCTGAAAACCATGAAATATATCGTTGATACTCTTAGAGCTAATAATGTAGTATGGGGAGTAGGTCGTGGATCAAGTGTAGCGAGTTATGTGCTTCACATCATCGGGGTCCATAAGATTGACAGTATTAAATACAATATACCGATAGATGAATTCTTTAAAGGAGAACAAAATGGGTAGAGTATACACAAGTATGAAAGGCAAAGAAATTGACATGGAAAAATTGGCGCTGCGCAACGAAACATTGCCTGCCGTTGGAAATGCCAAATACAATGCCAGAGGTGATGAACTAGGACCCGGCGGTAAAGTTGTTCGCACAAGAGAACAGATTTTACAAGACTATTATGCCAATAATCCTAGAGCAGCAAAAGAAGAGATTCTTAGCAGAAAATAAAGAAAGGTGCATATGACTTACGATGTAAAACAAATAAAAGTTCGTGCAATCAGAGACCATGTCATCATCAAAGACATGGAGTTTGGTGAAATGGTAACTGCCAGCGGAATTGTTATCCAAAGCGATAATGCTAAATCTCATGGCATTAAGCCTCGTTGGGGGCAGGTTTATAAAGTAGGTCCTGACCAAAAAGATGTCAAAGAAGGTCAGTGGGTTCTAGTGGAACACGGTCGCTGGACTCGAAAGTTTACCATCGATGATGGTGAAGGTGTGAAAGAAATACAGCGTATCGATGTACCTGCGATGTTGGCAGTTTCTGATGAGAAACCAACTGATTTTTATATCGGAAACGAAGTCAACGACGGTGACAGCATAACTATTCGTCCGGAAGACTTCGGCGCAAGATAATGCCACTTAAGAAGAAAGACTGGGACGTGAGTAATATTACGTCCCAGATTCATTCCATAGCCAGACACTGTTCCAATCCATATAATGACGGATTTACACAGTTTGAACTCAAAAAAGATCTCTATCAAATCAAAGAGATATTAGACTCTGCAATACACCAATGTCCAAAATTTTCTGGGGAAGAGGACTGGTTGACAGAACAAGAAAAAAAGCGTATAATAAAGATACTTAAATCATAAAAAGAAAGTAGTACTATATGCGTATCGGTATTATTGGTTCTGGATTTGTTGGATCTGCTATTGGTTGGGCTCATCGTGGCGATGAGCTTGTTATTCGCGATCCAAAACTCAAAGACTCTGCTAGCCTAGATCAGTTTAACAACTGTGACGCTATCTATATCTGCGTCCCTAGTCCCGAAACTGAAGACGGTCATTGTGATACATCTATTTTGGAAAGCGTTCTCAAAGAACTGCTGTTTGTCAACATCAATAAACAGATTCCATTTATTTCAAAAGTAACTGCACCGCCCACAGTCTACGAACGGCTAGGCAGAGAATATCCAAACCTAGTACATTGCCCAGAGTTCTTAACTGCGGCCAATGCTATGACCGATTATCAAAACTCAGACTATTTTGTGTTAGGTGGCGATAAAGAATATTGTGAGATGGCGAAAGAAGTTATCGAACGTGGTGTTCCGTTAGTACACGAAAAATTCCTAATGACTGATATCAAGTCTGCTGCTCTCTATAAGTACATGATGAACAGTTATCTTGCTACCAAAGTT